TTGAAGTTTCCCATTTTAAAGTTCAAAGATACGTAAGATATTTTTTCGATCTCATCCTGAAGTCCAGTCGCCATCCTTTGCTGAATATCTCTGCCAATACTGCTTTGTCATCCATCCCGACCAGCGCATTATGACTCAACTGCTTGCTGATAATCTCATCCTGAGATGTCGGTCTGATAACAAACACCAGAACATATTCCAACTTCGCCTGTTTTGCTGCATCGATCCTGTGGTGTCCACTGATAATCAGATATTTCCCTTCAATATCCGGATGCGGATAAACCAAAGGAACGCTCTCCAATTGACCATCAGCCTTTACATTATCCACTAACTGCTGAAACACTTCCGGCGTGAAGTATCTCGCATTCTTATCCTGGCCCAGACAATCTTCCGGTTTGACCAATCCAAGCTCCGGCACATTGTACGATTTGAGCTGATTATTCAGCCTCGCCAGTAATTCCTTTGTCGTTTCATCCATCGGCTTTAACGTGTTTGGATTCTTTTTGCACCCATATCTTCAGACCATCCTCGGGGGTATCAAATATCTTATCCCGGTTCTGGTAGATTAGGCAGAATTTGTAGTCGCTCGTTTTGTCCTCTTCTCGCTTTGCCAGTTTGAACAAACTCCGGTATTTCATCGACATCGGATTGTTGCTGAAGATCCGTGTCGTGAATCCGGTATGCTCCCACATGATTTTGTCGTTGATGATCTTGATTACCTGCTTATTACAGATCAGGTACAACACCAATTTGCTCAACCTTTTGTACCTGCTCGTCGGAGCTGCGGGATCACTGTTGATGATCATTAGCTCACTTCCGAATTTCAGGCTATCGGCAAGCTGCACCATCCCGATCAGTTTCTCGTCCACCATGATCAGGAAACAATATCCGCTGTCCGTCATCTGGGCCTTCTTTGTCCACATCATTCGATAATGATTACCGACTGCTGACGGCTGCTCAATAATCTCAACCTTTGACTTCTCGGTGATCACATCATCCTTCCCGATAATCCGGATGTTTTTCACGATCTCTTTCAATGGGCTCCATCGACCAACAAACTTCTGGAAATACTCGTTCGAGTACAGGCAATAATTGCCTCCCCATTTGTAGGTATACCGATAAACTTCTTCCAGTTCCTCAGGGGGAATCACAGGATTATTCGTTCGCCAGTAAACCATGCAACCTTTGTACGATAAATCCTTCAGATGTGCTTCTTTGATTTCCTCTGTTATTTCAGTATATCCCACTGAATCAAAATCCAGACAGTCCTCCATCGCAGCATACATCTTTTCGTAATCTCCCAGGATCACCGGGGGATCGTAGAACACAAAATCACCTTTCTTACAATCCGGCAGAATATCACATGCGTCGACACCGTAAAACTTGAATTTCGACTCGGCTTTAAACTGTTTCAGTTTCTCCAGAATCTTCCCGAAATACATCTCCTGCAGATCGATTGCCTCGTCATACATATTCTGGTAATACTGGATCTTCCCTTTCTTTAGCATTGCTGGAGCGACCTCTGTAAAAAAGATCACAATCGCTGCTTTCTCAAGTGGATCCTCTTTGCCGACGAGATGGGAGAAATCTTCCTGAAACTCCGATTTGATTTCCAGTTTGAAGTCCATATCATTCACTCCCAAACCAATGGCCCTGGAATAAATGCTGACATCTGTGCTGTGGATTTCTGCGGTAGGACAGGCCTTGTAAGCGATTTGCTCGACAACGAAATTACCGGCAAATGGAATATAGACCCTTTTGGGTGAGTGCTGTTTTAACTCTTTGAAAAGATACTGCGAGATAACCTGTGGCGTGGTTCCAAAAAACATGATCCCCTAAGTTGGAGCGCCATTCCGGAGTTGAACCGTGTCTCCTTGCTGGAAGCAAGTCGCTCTGACGTTGAGCTATAGGCGCTTATTCACTCGTTATCGGATCGGAGACCATCGAAGAGACCTTGCATCGCTGCAACAATTATCATATCCAAGAATCCAATAAGCCAAGGCTCAAACGTGCTGTTCCAAAATGCCTTGGTATATTTCCATTTGATAAAAAATCCTGAGATCCCGGCTCCAATCGCAAAAAAGACTTTGTGGATCTTGTCTCTGATCGTTTCTGTCGGAACCTTTTTCAAGATCCAAGTCAGAATGACCACCCCAATGCTGCCTCCAATCGAAACAGCTAGATGAGACATTATCCAGGCTGTAATAATTTCCATGCTAACCTCCTTTAAAAATTAAGTAAAGACTTCAGCATTTCCAAACAGCACTCCAAATGAATTTGAATACTTCAAAAGAGAATAGCAAGAACATAAACACAGCACCCACTATGATGACATAAGTGACTGTGCCTCTGTTCACTCGCTTCTGTTTGACCACAAGATGTGTGACCACCATGAAAAGCGCAATCATCACCAGCCATGTCTGGGGAACTCCCTCAAGCATGGTTGTGATCTGGCCTATCAGTTCAGTTGGCATCTATGCCTTTGGGAACTCATCTTTCACTGCTTTGATAGCCAGATACCAGCTGGATGACTTGGCTGCTGTGCTGACTTTTCCTTCATCAATATCATGCCAGAGCAAATCTAATTGCTCAACGATTGGTGGGTATTCCCCAGCTCTCAATCTTTGGTACTCAATGGAGGCCATGTGGCTTTCATACTCAACTATCCATTGAGCCTGCTCTGTTTTTGTCGGTTGCTTTCTGTCAAGATTCCAAACAGCAATGATTGGGCCTTCACCATCAGAATGATCTTCTATTTCAAAATCAGTTCCCGACACTACACCCAATTTAAAAGCAATTGCTAATGCTAAACTCATAATCCTCCTTATTTAATTAAGTGTCCTTGGAAGTAAGTAGTAACTGGAGCATCATCCACATTTTTATTTCCACCCCCAGAATTTTCCCAGATCCAAACTTCAACATAGTCAGTTGTGCCATTCATATCAATCTCACATGAACCACCTATACCACTTACCTCTGCACCAGATGCAAACAAATAACTAAGGCCTTTCACATCAGCACCATTCTTTCTAATTCTAACATAAAGAGTGGCTTGGTCTGTCTGGGCACTGATATGAATATGTCCAGTAAATAAGTACTTACCAGCGACTGATGGCGTGTATCTATTATTAGCATCATCAAAATCACCCTCAGTGTCCCACTCAGCATTAGCCCCATCAAAAGTGATTTTAGTAGAAGTGCTGGCAGCAATTGATTGATCTCCAGAATTATTCTTATTTACACTGAACCCAACGTAATCCAAACCAGCATTTCTGGCATACATTGCATCTAAAGCAGCAAGCAACTGGACACCTGTCTCAGTGGATGCTGTTTTCAAAGTCAAACCAGCATCTTCAATCACAGTGACAAGTTCCTTTTGAACAGCATTCAACCAATCTTCCTCCACCGTAGTGCCTGGAGGACCATCGGTGAATTCCTTTTTTCCGCCGACTTCGGCATAATTTGCGCCTTCTGTTCTGTGCATTTATACCCCCTATGCGGTAATTGTCCATGCAGGATCAAACCGATAAACATCAGTCAATGAAGTGGTATGGGCGCTTCCTTCTGGTTCAGGAAAGCCAACATGCAATCTGGCAACCCCTGTCGGTGCTGCGGAAGCGATAGAACCGGCGTTGCCTGATATCAGCCACATCCCACCAATTTGCTGCCCGGAAAGGACATCGGACAAATCAGCATTCTTGACAAGTCCTCTTGCCAAAATCGTAATCTCTGTACTGGCTACAGTAACAGAATTCAATGCCAAAGCTGCCCTGAATATGCTGGTTGTAGCGCCACTGAAGATCGCCTTGCTCCAAGTCCCGGATTGGGTCTGCATCAAAATATTCCCGAATGAACAGGTATCATCAACATTCTGAGAATAAAGTTTCCATCCCCTAGAATCCTTATCCCCGCTCAATTGTTGGGCATCCTCTCTCTTCCAAAAATCTCCGACATATGCAAATTCTGCCGGCATCACACTAACCAGGAAATCACGCAAATCTTGGGCGCTGATTTGTCCGGTCACGTTGTCTGCAAATAGCGTTATTAACGCCGCTCTCGTTCTTTCTGTATCTGCCATGATAAATCTCCTAAGTTAATGGATAAACCCCAAAATCTGTTTCTTCAAAAGCCTTCGTGTAAGCCACATTACGCGCTTTATTGAAAGCCTCACTCCAATCATCCCAACCATAATCACCCTCAAGATGTTCTGGCGTATCAGATTGATATGAATTAAAACTGCTATCGAATCCGTAACCAAACTCAGGCCCGACAATCGAATGAATCACTATCGTATGCGCCGGTTTGTAAAGCTCGGCATAACAAAATACTGCCTCCAATAGATCAGTAATTTTCGCTAGTGGATCTCCGGAAGATCCCTCTCCGGATAAAAAATAAATTACATCTCCTGAATAGACGATATTAAAAGACCAATAAAACAAATTAATCTGATCACCGCACGGATCTCCCGCACCCATAAGCCCACACCAAAAAGGCTCAAATTCTGTTATCGTTGCCGTGAAGCCCAACCTCTCTGCTATTTCAATAAAATAACCCTTGTCCTGCTGTCCAACGGCAAGCAATTTTGAATTCGCCCTCAATTGCCTTTCTGTCAAAGTTAAATTAGGAAAAAATGGTACTCCCCCAACCAGACATCCTTCTGGCAAACCCAAATCCTCTTCATGTTCTTCGATCAATTCGACAGTTGTCAGGGTATCACGCTCGGTGTGTAAGTCCTGTATTCTGTCATCGACCCTAGCCAATTCAAGCGATTGACCGTCAAAATATTCATACAATCTTGATCCGACTGCCTTGCTCCATGCCTTACCTCTCGGCAATAAAGACAGAAGTAAATTTCTATAATCAGCGGATTCTCTGGCCATTAATAGCTGTCAAATGTGATTGTTCCCAAAACATGCACTTCGGTATTCGTCGCCACAATATCAGCTCCAGGTAAATCGATTCTCAATCTTTCGAGATTCGCAGCGTCACCGATCATGAAATAAAGGTCAGACAAATAAACAGTTTCACCAGGACCGCCGTAAAGTTCTAAGGCATCCTGCACTTTTGTCGTTACCGCAGCCTGAATAGTTGTATTATTCGGATAAATCGCGAGAGTCAAATCGACTTCTTTTTCTACAAACGTCTGGCCGTCATTGTATCCGATAATAAAAAATCCAGGTTCAGCAGTTACCGGAATCCCGACAGTTTTTCCGGTAACTGGATCTTCGTGACTGATAACATAATCATAAACAGCTTTCATCTCTGTCGCGTCAGGAATAATCGAAGTATCCTCATCTCTTACAAAAGCTAATCCGACTGTCCCGACTCCAAAATACAATGGGAATGACCATGCTCTCGTTACTCCGGATACTTCTTTTGCCCAAGTTTCGTAATCGTGTTCAGCCCCTCCGTGTGGAGGACTCCTTTTTCTTGCGAGTAATCTATCCCGCCAATCTTCAATATCTTCTTCATCCAATCCACCAGAAATTCCGTTTGCGCTAACCGTGGCAGTAGCATCAACCCCTGAAATTGGAGACACAAACGATAAACTTATTCCACCATCATCATTTGCATCGACTCCAGCATCCGAGGCAGTAAAAGCTAAAGTTCCTGCGCCTAAAGCATCTAAGGTCACAGCAGCGTCAGTAATATAAACTTGGCCTTCGTCAGATTCCAATTCTGTTTCTGCGGGGATAGTCGTAGCAGCAGTACCCGTCGCCGCGCATGTGCCGGTTGCTTTGACCGCGGCCTCTCTGTCCATTCCGTATTCAGTCCCATGTTTTATTAATCCATATTCATCGGCTGACAGGATAAAAAATTGCTTGGCTTCGTAATCCATGTATCCATAAATCAGATGAATGGCTCCAGCGTGAACCTTTGCTAAAACACTCAAGACCGACCTTCTGAGCAGGGTATTTGCCCCCGTTATTCGGGTTTGAAGATCAGATTGTATCCGATTAAATATCGTGGTCAGTGTTGGTCTATCGAAAGGCATACTATGTCTCCATCCATTCAAGATCAAATCTCAGATTTTCTACAGTGTCATCGCTTTTATAAATGTCAGCTTGGAAATAAACTCTTCCGTCATCTTTTCTTTCGACTGTTACCTGGATGTCCTTTGCTACATCGTCCTCTTTCATCCATTCCAGTGATTCTAAAACGTATTGTTCCACAAGGTTGAAATCTTTATCGATCATTATTGCCCTTTCTAACAGCCAGAGCTTCGACCCTAATTTATCACCGACGACATCCGGATCTAGTATATCTCCCCAAAATCCTCTCCTGTCAGTCGATTCAGGGTCCGGTAATTGGTCGCCAATATCCGCCCTCATGTCAGAAAATAAGCTGATAATAACTGCGGATCCTAAGCCTTCGTCCATCTCCCAATCGTTATCGGCGAAAACCATATCACCGGTCATCAGATCAGAATCCCATCTTATTTTTAGATCGCTCATGATAAAATCAATGCATTATGGGTGTTACCAGCCGGAGCATCAACCCCACTGATTGCCGCATTAGTTGTATAAGTATTGATCGCATCTCCGATGGAATTCGCTAACGTCGTCATAGCAGCATCAAAATTAGAGGGATCCGTTTCTGTTTTGGCCACCAAAAAAGCTGCCTTGATATCTGCTTTTAAGGTTGCAAGTTGCGCTGCGAGGCTCATCTAAATACTCCCTTTTATTTCTGCAAGTTCAGATTTGATCGTTGCCGTTGCATTTATGATAGGCGTAATTAACGCACTATTACTCGGCGGTCCAGTAGGTCCACCACCATTACTAAACGTAATTGTGTCTTTTGCGAAATCTAAAAGTTTATCAAATTCGTCTATTAATCTGTCAAACATATCAAGTAGTTCCCTGCCCGATGTCTTATTCCCGATAGCCATTTTCCCGGATTGAAACCAGACTCTCGCGCCGTCACCGTCATATAAACAAACTTCACCTTCGCTCAAATCCGTGGGTCTCAAAGTTTTGTCCTGAATAACAACAACACACGCATTTTCGCGGTTCCCATTCAGAAAAGCGGCCAGAGCTTCAGCAGTCGTTTTCGGATAAGTCTCAAGGCCGTATTCCTGAAACCGCTCCATATCCGTCAGGATCTCTGACGACATAAATTCGGCCTGGATCCTTTGTGGATGTGAGCCTGATCTCGCTTTGAGTCCAACGGTTCCAGCGTTATTCACCCTTTTCAGCTCACCCCTGCCGACAAGCATCATAATCTTTCTTTGAACCGGAGCAATTAACCTGTAAAAATCAGATAATCTCATAATCGAGTAACCCACAAACCATATTTCGGCAATTCTCTTCTGTGTTTTGCGATATCTTTTTCCAGTTGAGTCGCGAAATATCCTTTTTTAAGCACTTTCCTTTGAGTGGATTTCAATTGATCAAAAGTTTCTGGCTTGACAAGTTCGAGGTTTGAGAAACTACCGGATCCGCTGTCTACAGTATTCTCGACTGAGACAATCAATCGATCCTCATCCAAGCCTAAATAGTCGTCCCTGATATGAACCAAAGCATTTATCGGCCAAGGCAGATCATTGCTTTGCGCCCATCCCTGGACTGTGATATCGACCTTCCTTGACTTCCCCGCTCTCACCCTAGCCTCCCAAGCGCATCTCGCCTGACAAGCATCTGGAGTATTCAGATTGTCATCCGTTATTACTATCGTTCGGTATCGATCGATCCCCTCATCTTCAATTTCGCCCTTTAATAACCTGGCAGGGAAAATTGATTCCCCCATTACATTTTTAGTCTTATAAACCTTGAATCGATTCCGATCTGACGCTCCTAAGGTAGCAGACAAGATATTCACGCCTCCCTCAAGGCCGTCAAACGCTAATCCAACTCCCGCTTTCCCGATAGTCAAATTACCGTCTCCGATACTGTAAGGCAAAACGGCGTATCTTTTACATAATTTTGAGATCGAATCGAATACAGGACTACCAACATCGACAGTGAAATCCTCCATAGGATTCTTTGAATCATTCATTTCGACACTGGCATCAACGTCATGGTATTGGACATTTATTCCAAACGGATCACACAATTTTTCAAGTATTTTCCCCGCCGTTTGATTCTTAAAACTGTTTTTACCTTCAGCAAAATCGACTGAGCAATCAACCAGATCGGCAGTTTTATCGCGTCCGTCAAACGATATATTGTAACTCGATGCAGAATAACCAAGGGGAATCTCGTCAATATATCCATCGATTATTTTTTTATCGTTCACTTTCACCTGACAAGGCGCACCCATATAAATCCCAAAATTCTCGACGACATTTTCTTTAAATTTCTGACTGACTTCAAACGAAAATTCACCAGCCATCTGAGTCATCGATCTAGTAATACTTATCGACGTAAAGTGCTGAAAACTTACACCATCGACAATAAGTTCAACTTTATCGTTGCCCAATGCTTCAGGTTTCTCAGATTGAGATGCTAAAAATCCGTCTATTAAATCAAGAGTCATGCCGTCAGTATCCTAATGTCTTTACCTCCAGGCAAAAATCCTGGGTGCGGAATCAGTAGCGGGTTTTGTCTGATAATCTCGTTTGAACGCCCTAAATCTTCATATTGATTGTATGCGAGAGTTAAGGTGTTCTCCACATCGGGTTTTACACGATAATCCTTGCTCATTGCAAGGGTAGCCCCTAAATCTAGCATCGCTTTTACGAATACAGGCTTCAGCTCTTTTAACTTGGAATAAGTCTCATCATTTGAATATGTCACTCCCTGATTCGGGATTGTGGGATCCCCTGCTAAATCGCCAAGATATTCAACCAGATCATCTATGGCATTCGATATCAGATTCAACATTTGCTCCGCTTCGTCGTATGAATCGTATAATCCCCTAACCGCGATCATCGTAGCATTCGCTACAGCGTTGGCTCTAAACAAAGCCGTTAAATATAATTGATTCGCATAAGCCAAAGCAGAATTTTCAGATGTCACAGTAATATTCGAAACATTTCCGTCAGTGTCTCCAGTAGACGATCCAAAACTATTCATCGCGAGAGAAGCATTACAAAGCCCAAGGGCTTCATCCTTTGTCGGTTGATCTGCAGGTCTCGCTTCCGTTTCTTCGGTTACAACCTTCGACGACGTTCCGGTTGAACTCGACGATGCTCCCGCGTTAGTGTCAGAACATCTTTCAGTTATTCCCCTATCGAATTCATCCTTCAATAATCCAGCAGCGTATTGGACTCCCTCGAATCCGCTAGTGATCGCCTGAGCTAACGCACAAGGACTATCCAAAACGGTACTCACTAAACTGACGGCCTGACTTGTCAAAGCAGTTGACCTGGAAATGACTGCAGCCGGAAGTGATCGGATAAGCAAAATCGACGATTGTATTTGCTGCATTCCAGAATTAATATCAGAAACAACGCCCTGAGCTTTATCCCATGCTTCGGTAAATTCATTGATTGCAGCATTTATTGTGGCCCAAGCACTCGTATCAACAACAACTTTCGATGTGGCAGCTTTTGGGTTTTTCTTGTTCCCCGCCTCTGTGAAGGACATCGAAAATCTAGCAACTCCCCCTTCCTGTATAGTCTCGTTCAATGAAAAACTATTACAAACAACCTGCTTTTCTCCAAGGTAAGGATGATCGAGCTGGCCCTTTTTCCCCTCTTTTAAAGCCTTAATTAATTTGT